ACCATAGACGGCAGCGTTCAAGATACACTCAGCTACAGCCTTACGGGTCTTGGTAAAGTGAAAGTCTTCAGACAATTGTTCACGCAAATAGGCAATGTCTTCTTTGTTTTGATCTTTGCGGTCATCACGGATGTCAAACCACTTACCACGACCAAAAGTAGCCTCTTCCACCTCAGCAACAGACGACTCCACGGCTTGCTGTAGGGCAGGAGAGATGAGGCGTGAACGCTCTGAGTCACGAGTCTTGTCCTCTGCTGACCAAATACCACGCCATAGACGGTAATACTCATCAAACTTTTGTTCGTAATTAGCACTGTAGTGGTCGCGCCATAACTCTGCTTTATCCATCACCCAAGCTTCAACCGTTTGGTCAATATACTTTTTATCGTTGTCCATACTTGTTCCTTTGTAGCCTGTAGCCGTTTTATTTCTTCTTAGCTGTCTTAGCCGATTTAACAAAGTCAGCCTTAGAAGGGGCGGCTTTAGAGCCTACCTTGTTCATCTTTTCACCAGAACCTGCTTTTATGCGTTTTTGCTTGGCGTTAATGTTTGCGTATAATCCGTTTGACATGTTAATATCCTGATATTGTGTCTAAGTATTCGTACTCTTCTTCTTCAAAGTCCAGAACATAAGCTACTTTTGCAAGTTGCTCAATGTAGGACAGCGCGTCAGGTAAGTCGTCGTGTACTAGTTTGTTTGGGAATTGAAATAGTTGGTCTAAGAACTCATTGTTCCAAGCACCTTCGTTAAGGGTGATATAACCGTTTTCAAAGCGTCCTTGCAACGCCCATACAACACGATCAGTCTTTCTTTTATTACCGTGGGTAAGCTCATCAACCCTAAAGAAGGTTTGAGTCCTCTTCATTATGTCCGTCATATAAGGCATAACCGCTTGTTTGGCAATACCTTTCTCAATTCCGACAGCAATGGGTTCGTATTTTTTAACAACGTCAAATATCTTTTTCGCTGTTTCTTTTACGTCCCAACGACCGTAGATAATCTCTGCTACCCACCAACCCTTTTCGTTGGCCTTTACAATAGCTATAGCAGTATTGTCTAGACGGCTGTTTTTAACACCAGTAGCGCCTTCAGGCTCAAAACCTGCCAAGTCAACTGCAATGTAGAAGTCACCCTCTTTAGGCTCTTCCTTATCAAACTTTATCCAAGTTTCTTTAAACAACTCTCCACCAGCCGCTTCAAAAGAAGCCATGAACTCTTGGCGAAAGCTAAAAGATGACATACTCTTTTTTGCAGCCTCGATTTCTTTTGGATCAAGTAGAGGGTTATCGAAAGAAGTAAAATGAAATGACTTAAATGTCTCATCCTCGCCTTTTAAGCCGTATTGGTATAAGTCATAGAAGTGGTTGCGTCCCATTGGCGTACCAATGAACATTGCTTTACCTTTCAAGTCAGCCAAAGCAGGGCGTAAGATTTGTTCCCACACCATTGGCTTCATGTCTGCATACTCATCAAGGACTAGAAACTTTAAAGAAACGCCTCGCATTGTTTCTGGTCGGTCAGCGCCCTTGAGACTAATTGTAGCGCCGTTAACAAGTTTAATCTGCAAGTTATTAATGTGACTGCCTGTAATAACAGAGTGTCCTACCTCAAGCAAGACTTGCCACATAATGTCACGAGCTTGTCCCTGCGTAGGAGCCACGTAGAATACATGACCTCTTTCACTTTGCAACGCTTCCACTATTAAGCGGTAAGCTGCTAATCTACTTTTGCCTGTTCTACGACCTGCCGCTACTACATGAAAACGAGTAGTATCTGCCCACACCTTTTGTTGCCAAGGGAGAAGCTTAATATTTAAATCACTCAAGGTTTGTTAGGTAAACAGTTTTTTTACCTTCCTTGACAGCGCGTAGCACTTGGTTATAATTATTACCTTCTTCAAACGAACAGTGTATCCATCCGCTGTTAGGATCACCCTCAGTGTAGAATTCTAGTATGAGTTGTTTAAAAGTAAGGTTGTCAATAATCCACTTACCCAACTCTTTGTTATCCATACCCTTGACTTCAAAGTCTGCCGCCAACCCTTTACAGTGGTCTGACGTTGTAGACCCACCAATAGCTTTGTTTAGCTCAGGTGCGCGGTAGCCGCTAGTTATGGTGACAGCCCCGTGAGAGTTACGCACCTTTTGTAACACCATGTTGCACAGGGTGGTTAGGTTGTTTAGCGCCTTGTTTGACGGGGTGTTGTCAATGCTTTTGCGAATTGCTGTTTCACTTTTAGTTAACTCAGAGAGGCTAAAATTTTTACTTAGATTCATTTAAATTTCTTTTCCAATACTTTTTCAAGAAGACCGCGCATACCATAGATGACGACAACCATGCCAATAATGATATACTGATACCACTGTGGCATCTGAGCCATAACACCAAAACCAGCTAAGGCATAACTTTCAAAGCCGGGAATGAAAGCCATTATCATTGGAGTTAGGAAGACTGCAAGGATAACCTCGTCCTTCCAACTCTTAGACATATTCTCCATAGCTAGGCGGTCAAGATCGTAGTTCTGGTCTTGTGCCGATGCCTGACGGTCAGCAGTGGCTTTAATGGTAACAATCTCAGCATCCGTCTTTGCTTGAGCTATCTTCTGTTTATTGTCTAACCAGTTGCCGCCTATTTTGGCAAGCGTAGTAAGTAGTGGTAGCATTAGAATCTTGTCCTTACAGGCTCTCCTTGACCATCAAGTACAGGGTTGCCATTACTATCAATGAGGCCAGTGGTGGGAGAAGCAAACTCAATAGGGGGTGAGAAGTCAGCGCTAAAGGTACTTGGCTCTACTTGTTGTAAACCCGGAACTGGCGCATTACCATAAACTCGTTGTGTACCCGGATTAGGGCTTAGACGTTCATCTCTATATACTGGTGCTGGCTGTGGCGATTGTAAGCCGGGGAATGGTGCATTACCATATGCTCGTTGTGTACCGGGGTTAGGACTAAAACGAGTACCTTGATTAACATCAAAGGTATTACCTGCATTAACATCAGCAGGTTGCAGACCGGGGAATGGCGCGTTGCCATAAACTTTTGATTCACTTACAGGCAAAGAAAGTGCAGCCGCAATTTTATCCATTCGTTTATGGACACCCGTGCCTTTGTCTTTAGATTGTAAGTAATCTCTATTTTTTAAAAATTCTTTAGATGCTGAAAAACGATTACCTGCGTTAAACTCTTTAACCCAATTGTGGTTTTTTCCTACATCACCTCGATATTCGGCAGACATTAACTCTGCTTTAACCTCTTCCGTTTCAGAATCATAAGAAGGTATCTTTGCTCGTAACCTTTTTAGATGGGCTTTAAAAGTATCATTAAAAGATTTGTTTATAAACTCACCCGTTTGACCAACACCAAACGTAATATTACCCTTACCATCTTTGTATAAACTAGGGACATAACCCTCTTCCTCTACCACGCGCTTTTCTACATAAGAAAGTTTACGCCCTTCTTTTTCTTCTACTTTTTTTATAGCTTCTTTACCATAGTATATTTTGTTAGTTGCCATTGTATGTTTCCTCTGCGTCTGAAATATCGTCAATAATGGTGGTGTCACCGCCAATGCCATTGATGGTAATGTTAACAGAAGGGCGAGAGCTGCCCATCTTATCTTTGTCAAAGTAGGACATTGGCAACATCCTATCAACCAATAGTTTCCACGCTGCTGCTTGGTTCTTATGTTCATCATCTAGGGCGGCATCCAAAATAGCGTCTAATACCTTACGGCTCTTAGGGCTGTTCATCAACCTTGCCTTAAACTCTTCCACTGCGCTTGCGTCACCTCTAGGTCTTCCTACAGGTTGCTTACGGGCTTCTACTAATGAAGCCTTTGTGGGTCTTCCTCGCTTTGTTGTTTTAGTTTTTAGACTCGCTTGAGGGTTTTCCATAACTGGTTCCTTACTATATAGACCGCTTGAGCTTCTTCCTATATAGGGCTATATAGTTAAACTCAAGCATTCTATATAACTATATAAACTATGAACCTCAAGCAGACTAAATTCAAACCTCTTAACGTCATACCCTATATAGTTCACAGTATACCACACTTTTGTCTTTTTGTCAAGTCTTTTCTTCACTATTTTAAGGTTTATTTTTAGGGGTTGCTTGAGGGCTAGTCTGCTGATCTGTCGCAATCGCCGCCTACGACCTCGACTGACGACAATTCCTTTATGGGTTATCCCTTAGAAGGGGGCTAGAGTATTAATAAATGCTTATAGAACAGTATGTTAGGTGTTATAGACTATATAGGGATTATTCCTAATTTACCCCTATTTTGTATCTGGGCGGGTACCGATATATATCCGTGCATCTAAACCCCTCCCCCGTCCATGGTTATTAGGGGCCATGGTTGCGTAGGCTTCGTAGGTGTGGTAGGTGTGGGGCAATGAAGCACCCTATACAGCCACAAACACTAGAGCTTGTCAAGCCTACACAATACCCACACAATATAGTAGGGTATAAATATATTTTGCACAAGAGTTATGAAACTATATATAATTAATACATAGACAGGCAATACAGCAAGTCCTACTAACCAGAGCAAAGCACCATGACTAAATTACTAAACGCATACATGACCAACAAGACAGAGGTTACAGCTAAGCGCTTGCAAGCCTACTTGTCAAAGCATATGATGGCTGTATGCTTGGCAACACCTGAAGACATCGCAACACTACGGGCTGAAGGCTTCAAGCTTTAAACCCTTATCATAACCCTAGTCAATGGGGTTATCATTAAGGGCTTATCCCAAGCCTTTCAACTGGAGCTAATATGTCAGCACTTACAACACCTGAACAAATTGAAGCATACCGCTTAGCTACGCTGCGTACTGGCCTACGTATTGAACTACGTGGTATGAGAATGACAAGAGGCCGCACGTGTTATGCTATGTTAAAGGATATGGGCTTTACAGGCACACGCAACAAAGTATTCGCTGATGTTACAATCATACTTGACAGGTACAAAATGCTAGACGATAAATTACCCGCAGACTGGACACTGTAAACCCTTATCATAGCCCTATAACTGGGGTTATCATTAAGGGCTTAATATCTAAGCCTATCACTGGAGTTATTATGCTACTATCTCTCATGTTCCCTGTCGCAGTATTATGCTTTATAATAGTATTATTCATCCTCCTCAACTCCATCTGAAAGCAAGCCATGATAACCAAAGACCAAGCCATATACAATCTAAGCAAAGCATACCTAGAGCGCTTAATAGCTAACCGCCTATTCTGGGACAATATCTCATGCCTTGAAGCTGACCGAGAGTATTACGAAAGTACAGCACGATTCGAAACCATGCGCAAAGCTTATATTGATTGTGACCTAGTGACATACACTGAGTCACGCGAAGCCACTGAAAGCAAGTATACATTAGAGAAGGTAGAACCCAACGACCTATAACCCTTATCATAACCCTAGTCAATGGGGTTATCATTAAGGGCTTATTCCAAGCCTATAACTGGAGCTATTGTGAAACAATTTAAGACAATACATATTAGCGTAATGACTGGAAAGCTTGAAGGCTTGCGCGCTATCAGTACCAACACAACTACTAATGCATTTTGTATTAAGCAAAACGCAAGTGGTCAAGCTGACAACATATGCACCAAGTGTTACAGCCACACAATGTTGAGAACATATCGTAAGAACATGGCGCCAGCATTAGAACGTAATTCTGTAGCACTATCTACAAAGGTTATTATGGGGGTTGATATACCGCGCTTGAACGATGCTTATTTTAGGTTAGACGCGCATGGTGAACTAATCAACACGCTGCACCTAGAAAATCTACTGCGTATAGCAAGGGCAAACCCACAAACTACAATTACACTATGGACTAAGCGTAAGGATATAGTCAATAAGGTTTTAGACGTTATCCCCAAGCCTAGCAACATGATTCTAGTATTCTCGAATAGCAAGATAGGAACCATATTAGATAAAGCACCTAAGCATTTTGATAAGACATTTAATAATGTCTTGGTTACTGAGTTTGTAGACCGCCAAAACTGCACTGGTCAGAAGTGTATGGATTGTTTGAAATGCTATACCCACAACGATACAGTGGCTATTGTAGAAGCTGTAAAAAAATACTAAGGGGATAATATGCGCGATAAATTCTTAAATGTAATCACGTTCTTATTATTCGTGGTGTGTGGCACTGGGTTGCTTGCTGCTTGGTTCGATGTGCTAACCTTCTAGAGTGTTAACCCTTGAGCGTTGAGGTGCTCATGGGCTAGGACTTTCCCTAGGTGTTGAGGATATATAGTGTATTATATACAAATTAGAACAGCGTATGGCTGGCACCGTTATGGTGCAGACAACTACTCCTCTCTGCTAGTGTCTAAGCTAAGAGTGCAGATGCATGTTGATGATGCGGCAGAGACGGGGGTGATACGCACACGGGGTATTTTTAGAATTGTAAAAGTTAAATCAAAATTAAAGCTTTAACCCTTGGGCGTAAACCCGCCAAAAGTCTAATAGCAGTATTATTAGTAAAGTGGCGGTTGTGCTCATGGGCTAGGACTTTCCCTAGATAACTGGAGCTATCAGAATGACAATTTTATCTTACAAAGAATTCTACATCGTCACCAACAGCAAGGGTGTGCGTCTTGTTAACCCACATACAGAGGGTGTGCGCGATGTTAAGAGTGTGTTCGCCGCTAAGTGGCGTGTGGGACGTGCTCAAAACCTAGCAACCCTTGCTAGGGGTTTGGTATGATATACGAAGTACAAACCAATTCATTTTGTGATGGTTTTGTCAATATGTGGTCGGACGACAACGAAGACCCTATTACATGGGAGACCAAGAGCGAAGCGGAGAGAGCGTTAGCCTTGCACCTACTTGATGACAAGTGGTTAGACCCCAACAGCTACAGAGTAGCGGAGGTGATGTGATGAATGATGAAGAGCGAGAGGCACGAGATGCCAGAGATGACTACGAGTCAGAGCAGTATGATGTGGATAAAGATCGAGCCGCGCTTGAGGCTTATGAACGTGCACAAAAGGAGCAATTATGTTAGATGAATTAATACTCAAAAGCGCTGGTCGTTTTGTTACAGTCACCTTCACTAAGAAGTCGGGTGAGCTACGTACCCTCAATGGTCGCTTAGGTGTGACCAAAGGGTTAAGCCTACCTGTAGGTGAAGGGGATAACCACCTCGACAAGGATAAGTTTATAACCATCTGGGATATGAAGGCTAAAGGCTATCGCGCTATTAATCGACAGACGATTCTGTCTGTCACAGCTAACCATCAACAAAATGGAGAGTAAGATGAACTCATGGAATCTATCAGTTAAGGGCTATTCAAACGAGGAGTTTGGGGCTGAGCCAGACGTTACCCTTACCATAGCCCAGTTGATGACACTGGAGGAGGTTGTAGCTATCCTCCTGCCCATCAGGGAGGCATACAACAACCTAGGGCAGAGCATGTCCTTTGACATCTCGTTTAGAGACATCGATGTATGATGAACGATAAAAAATATTTAGTACTCTTGGCAGTTCTTAGTTTCATATCCTTGTGGTTCTTAGTAGTAAGTGTGGTAGGCATTGCCATGATTTTATATGTAGGTTTATGATGTACGAAATTAGAACTGCATGGACTAACATGGTGGTCTACCGCACCACCGAGAGAGGCAACGCCATCTATTGGTTGGAAGAAAATAACCAAGAGGGGGTTTTTAAGCTGGTGAAAGTTAAATGAAAATTGTGGTAGGATATATACTGTTCCTGTGTCTGCTGGGTACTCTTGCCGAGCCGATAAGGGACAGTAAACTAAGAACCAACGAGGTAATCCAATGAGATGTAACTGCTGTAATGTTATTTTAACACCATTTGAGTCCACGATGAGGAAAGTTAGCGACAACTCTTTCCTTGATATGTGTGAGGGATGCTTGAGCTATGTGTCCGATGATGTTAAAACTTTAACCCGTGAAGATTTAAGAGAAGAGGTTGGCACACATCTTGCTGACTATATAGACATAGATGATAGGAGAGATATACATGATTAACGTGCTTGAGGGAGATACTAAAGAGGATACACTTGAGGACTACATAGAGGCAGCAGCATATTACACAATGCATGATGCACATGAGCTGATTCAAGCGATTGGTTTAAGAGAGTTTCTTGTAGCGCTCTATCGTGAGAAACAAGCGCGACAACTTACAATTGACGAACTAGAAGCGATGCAGGTACTGCACGACAACTGGGAGCTTTAATGGCATTCAAGAAGATACATCAACCATGTCCTGATTGTGGCGGCACTGACCCACTAGCTGTTAACGATGACGGCAGTACCAAGTGCTTTAACTGCGGGTCATACAAACGAGGCGGGGAGACATCAGAACCCCTTAGCCATACCTATGTATACCCAGAGGCCAGCAAAGCTGTTGTGGGTCGATCTGATGCCTTTGTGGCAGGTTTCCCAGCTAGGAGGTTAACCACAGCAACCATGCGAGCGTATGCGGTGGAGCAAACGAGTGATGGTCAGGTGTTATTCCCCTACCACGACAAGGTAGGTAAGTTTGTCGCATTCAAGATAAGGGGTGCAGACAAGACATTCAAGGTTGAGGGTGAGTGGAAGGGTGCTACGCTGTTTGGTCAGGATAAGTTTCCAAAGGGTGGCAAGGTAGTCACGATAACTGAGGGTGAGTTTGATGCCTTAGCTGTTTACCAGATGACTGGTGTGCCATCTGTCAGTATTCGCACGGGTGCTCAAGGTGGGTTATCTGACTGTAAGGCGGCGTTTGAGTGGCTAGACTCGTTTGACAAGGTGGTTCTTTGCTTTGACAACGATGAGGCTGGGTTGGAGGCAACCAAGAAGGTAGCTGAGTTGATAGGGTCTAAGGCGTGTATGTTCAGGCATATAGCTGACTACAAGGATGCGTGCGACTGGCTGCAAAATAAGACTGAGGCA